CATTGCAATGTTTGCCTGTGTGGCCATGTCGTACTCATCGCGACGAGCAGCGGCTTGCTGCATTGCCGACACTTCATTCTGAGTGCGTTCAATTTCAGTATCGAATGCAGCTGCATCGGCCTCATCCTTCGCTGCCATTCCACCCATAATTTGTCCGCCAACGCTTATAGCAGTACTAGCAAGCATATAAAGTGTTATTGGGTCTATCATACTACCAACTCTGAAATAAGGCCGTTAACTTGTAGCGGCATTGGACTGTCTTGCTCTATCGTAACCTGTGGATTTCGACTGTAACCAAGTAGTCGAAACTCTTTGTTTCCGGTAAACCCACTAGGCTCATTAAAGGTTCTGCCATTAACCTTAACGGACGTAGTGTTATTAAGGTTAAGCACAACAGAAGAAACTCCGCGAATCTGTCCGGTTGCGGGTCCGGCCCCAAGCGCAGCATCAACGGGGTTTGATACAATTTTAGCATCAAACTTTTTGCCAACATAAAAGTTAGTGTAGTCGCTGTGCGCGGTTACTGTAATATTCCCTGCGGTTACATCAAAGGAGCCAAGATGCGCAGATGTAGTAGATGTATATCCAATCACATCGACAGTGCCGCTAGCGTAAACGCTGCTTACATCTAGCGTTCCATTTCCGTAAGCAATGTCTAGGTACGTATCCAGCCCGACTTCTCCAGTAAACTCAGAAAATACAGCTGCACCAGAATCAAGAAGCACACTGACAAACAGCCTGCTACCTACCGAAACAACAGACGTAAAGTTTCCGTTTGTAGATACGTGAGACCATGCCGCTCGTTTCTCTGATCTGCTTGAGCTAAACAAAGACATGCTGCCATCGCCCATAATCATTGCGGCGTAGGATTGGGATTGAGCAAAGCCAGAGTGAACAACTGCTAGGTCGACAGGCGCGTTAATCAGGTGGCTGGCAAGCGTTGATATCGAAACTGCAGTATAAGCATCCTCAGAATCAGTGTAGATAAACTCACGAATGGATCGGCCACCAACTTCTGAAAAGATTGTCGCGCCATCAATTGAGGCGGGCTTAACAAAACTACAGCCATAAGGTGTTTGGCGTCTAATCTGTGCGTTAGTTGGGGTCATCGCTTGGTTTAGGTATGTCGGAACGTAAAGCTCATCGGACAGCGTAAATACCTGCAAGTCTCGGTTGGAAATTAGGTAGCGAATCTCGTTTACATCACCCGTTGCGGCGACGAGGTTAATCGAGTCCGTATCGCCTGCGTTGCCAACGTCAAAGTTAAAGAAGTCACCAATCTTGCTCATCCAGATAGTATCTGGCTCCGCAATCGTCCCCGCAAAGCACAATCTGTTTTCGTGGAATGTCACCGCAGCAGGGTATCCGCGAACGGAAGAGAATGACTGTTCATCCCAGTCGTCAGTGGGCGCGTGACAGCCAATACTGACATACCCGCCACCGTCTTCTGACAGGTTTGCATTGGCCCCAGCAGTAAAGCTGTATGTGTTCTGGTCGATAATCTCGTGGATCGTGCGACTACCATTTAGTTGCGCTGTGGTTATGCCGCCAACCGCAGAGGCCCCAATTACTGTAATCGCCTCGCCCCCAGCAAAACCGTGAAGCAACTGCACGACTTCAACCTTATTGCTGCTATCTGCGGTCCTTAGAGGATTTAGAACAGCGAGTCTGGCATTGAGCGATGCAACGATATTGCCCGTTGCAGAGGTAGCCGACTGAACGCTAGTGATACTAATCTCGCCGCCCTGATAGCGGATGACCGTACCAACGTGCGCGCTTACGAAGTAGTTTACGCTGGTTACAAGGGTCGCACCGTTCCCCGATACTTTGCTTGGATTAAGTGTCGCGCCAGCGCTATGGAACCGAGTGTAGGGCTGATAGATAACATTGTTATCAACCCGAACATCAAAACTGAAAGTGGAAATATTAAAGTCCGTCAGGCTTGTGCGCGTAAGAAGCCGTGGAGCAAAGAGTGGGTGGCAGATAAACATTACGTCGCCGTAATGAGCGGTAGTGTATTGGTGCAGGTAGTCTTTATCAAACGGCAGAGCGCCTCCGCTCGAGTCTTGGGTGATGGTCTCGACTAGAGTTAAGCCACCAGTCGCGTTAAGGAGGTAACAAAGAACATACGCCCCACCAACTGCGATGACGTACTCTTCGTTGTCGTCGAACACGAATGGGAAAAGCTTAACCGTCTTATCTGTCTGCGAGTTTGTGCCTTGGTGCTTTAAGCCCGTGCGCTTTTTGACCGAGCCAGAGGACAGCACGATCATATTTTGCAGGTCTTGAGCAGAGGATGCATAAACAGGGCTGTCAGTCCGCATTATTGTTGAAGGACTAATCTCTCCAAACTGAAAGCTGTTTTGCGGTACTGATACTTTCTGCATTAACTACGCCTCTGCGCTATAAACCTTGAGGTGTTCAGCTTTCGTGTGGTTTGCTGCTGGGAATCTAGGCGTCGAGCCTTTGTCATTTGACGCTCTGCCTGCTGATCCATAATGGTAGACAGTGAGGCATCTCGCGCAATTGAAATCGCCAGCATCGAAGCCACAAGAAACTCTACGGCAAGCGTAAAGTAAGGGGGCCATTCCGACTCAGTAGGCCGGAAGATGTAATCAGCTACTAACTCTTCAGAAGCGCCCGCATCGCAGAACACCTTGTCGCCGTAAGTATCGTATTCAATAGGCGAGTCGTTAACAGTAACGGCACTCAGCATAAGAATGTCAGATGGCTTTTGATATGCAGCGCTAAATCGCCCAGTTGGTTCAGCGGCTAGTCGGTTTAGAACCTGTTGCTTAGAGGCGAAGCGCCACCGTGTATTCGTTAGCGCAGCGCGAGCAACGTCTTCGTATAGAGCGTCAACAACATCTGACTCGGCTGTGCCTTCATCAAAGCTAGAAATAGGAGAACCGCCCATGAGGACGGAAGCGCGTGAACATACTTTGATGGCTGTGTTAGCTGGCATCTATATAACCCCTACTGTGAGTAAAAGGGGGAGGCTTCCCTCCCCCAATTCTTTAGTTGTTGTCGAGGACTTCGTAGATACCATTTGAGTCGATGGCGATAGAACCCATAGACATCATGGAGGTTGCAAGGTGAGCAGCCTTTTCAGCGACGTAGTTGACCTCGGTTGATACATCAGCGTTGATGCCCAGACCGATTGCCGACGTGTGGTATGCAAAGTTTTTGCCACCAGCAACAGCAGACGTTGAGAAAATCTTGAAACCCAAGAACTCTTTCATTGTCATGCCGCCAGCAAACGGAAGATTTTGCGGACCAACGTAGTCGCTTGATGCAAACTCATCGATCAAGAACAAGTCAGCGTAACCAGCAGGGGACATAGCGAGATAACGCTGACCGTCTTCTGGAACGTCAGCTGTACCCATTGTCTGGAACAGCGACAGCAAATCAGCCTTGCTGACAACTGAGCCAGTCGCACCAATCTGAGTTGAGTTTGCACCAGCATCCAGAGCAGCAATAACAAGCTCATCAGTCTTGCGACCAAGTGCGCCAGCCGCGGAAGTTGCAACTGCTTGACGCTCGTTAATGTTAGTCTTCAACTCATCAAGCTTGTCGATGTACTCAGCGGCATAGAAGTCAGCCATTGTTGCTTCGACGTTGGTGTGCGCAAGCTCCATCGCGGTTACGTTGCCGTTACGCGCTTTAGTTGATGCAGTGCCTGCCCCAATTTTCTGGAAGCGAGCAACAGAACCACTAACATTGGTGGAACGTACTGTGTTGCGAAGTTTAGACCCAGCGCGTTGATACGCCATGTGAACTTCTGTTTCGAATTGCTTTACGAAAGCAGCGTCAATTGTGTTAGCCATTGGAAATCATCCTATAAAGTTTCAAGCATACGGGTGTCCATTACTTCACTTTAACAAGGGTATCCTAACGGGCCTCTCAGTGCATCACGGGCCGTGATTCGCCACTATAAGCATCTTTCATGCTAGGATTGCAACGCACAAAATTGATGTATTCGTGATTATTGGCGTCATTCATGGTGGAAACTACCTCAAATCCTAACCACAACGCCCAATTCAGCATGGCTTCATGCTCTGAAAGGATGGTCATCGTCATTCGTGGGTGAAACTTATCGAACAGTTTAACTAAGGTTTTTGATCCGCGCGCAATAGGAATGAAGTTATCCCTTATGTTTCCAGAGAACATAGCAAACATTTGGGGGTCATCATTCTCGCTGCCGTGAAACAGACCGCCCACACAGGAATAGACGCATCCATCCCTGCGGGCGATATAGCACTCAGCGCTAGAAACCATCTCTTCGATGCCATCCTTAACACTAGAGTAGCCAAGGAGTTTTAACTCCCTAGCGCTTTCAATGCTTAGATGCTTAACAATCTCTGAAACGTCACTGGCAGAAGCAGGGACCAATCGATAAGAACCTCGCTGGATAACTTCACTTTGCATAAAGCTTCTTAAATCCAGCCTCTACTTTTTTAACGTATGCCGGATCGTTCTTGCTCCAGTAACGCGGGTCTTGCATCATCTCGCGCAAATCATCTTCGCTCGTACCTGATACAGAATCAGCACTGCCGGAGAATGATCCGTCCTTCAACGCCTCTTGAATTGCCTCAAGTGCAATGATTCCCTCATGGCTTTCGCACATGCGTTCGATTGCTGGCATTGCTTTATCAGGAAAGAACTTGGTGGCAAACATAGATGCCGCTTGAATGCGGTCATTTGCATTCTCGCCAAGTTGAGCAGCCTCGGCTTCAAGATCAGGCTCAGAATCAGAAAGGGCTTGGGCATACATCTCAATGCCTTTTTCAAACTTGTCCTGCCCGTATCCATTCTCGAAGGAATGCTCAGACCACCACTGCAATAACTCGCTGTCAACAGAGCCTTCTGTGTCAACAGACTCAGGAAGCTGGTACTCGCCCGCAGTCTTGGGGCGATCCTTGAGCGACTCACTGCTCATCTCCTCCTTGATCTTCGAGCGGAAGTCTTCATCCTTTGTGCCAAGCTTAGACTCAAGCTCCTTATAGGCTTTGGCTAAGTCTTCACCGCTTTTGTATTTCTCTGGTAGCCACTCAGGTCGCTCTGGGGCTGCGTCTTCAGCAACAACAAAGTCGCGAGGCGCTTCAATAGGTTCTTCAATTGGCTCAGCGATTGCTTCACTCATGTGTTCTTACTCCTATGTGCGTGGGATACTCTGCGCTCTAAAAGGCCGACGATATAACGCTGGCCTTCAAGATGTCGCAGCTCTTCGGTGGATACATTCGGGCCATTTACCATCTCAATAGTAATTGACCGAAGGTACTTTAGAACAGCAATGCCTGCTGGCCCACCAAAGACTTCCGCTACATTAAGGCTGATCTGGGCATCCTGACTTGACGCCCGCTGATAGCCATCTACTCCGATATTAACCTTGCTGCTCAATAGGTTGTTCCTGTTGTGGTGCTTGCATTTGCTGCTGCGCCATTTGCTGCGCCATTGCAGCTATTTGTTTACGCTGGTCTGCGTCACGAATCAAGCTTTCCGGCACACCAAATTTCTTAGCTAGGTGAACAGCCGTCTTTTCTGAGTCAACGAGTAGCTGCAACATCTCAGGGCCAAAGGTTCCTCCGACCAACTCTAGGAAGCGAGCAACAGTAGAGATATCCTGATTCGCCTGCGCCTGCGCTAGTGGTGAAACGGAACGAACCTTAACCTCACGACCATTAACGGCAGGAACATCGATGCGTCCCTGCTTTTTAAGGATGTAGATCACTCGTTGCAGCACAGGTTGGACAAGCTCTGCCTGCAAACGACCGAATGCAGCACCCATACGTCGCGAAAGATCAGCCATACGCTCGGCAACTTCTGTCGCAGAGGCTGGTGTACGGTCAGGATTCCCCAGCATGTCGTTGTATAGTGCCTTCTTAATGTTCAACCGCATGTCTGACAGGACAAGTTGGGCCACATCAAAGTTACCCGCGGCCCGAATGGGCTGCAAGCCAGAGGAACCCATAGCTTTTGGAATAATAGACCCTGGAACAAGCTGAATTGTATCGGGGTTAATCACTCCATCGTCTTCCATCTGGTAGATTCCAGAGATAGACATCTGTGCATTCTCAAGAATCATCTCAATAGTAAGATTCGTAGTCTTGATCGCGGATAGTGCGTTGATTAGCGGGCCACGACCATAGATTTCGCCCGCACACTTAGACCAACGGAAGCAAATAAATGGATTAGACCCATTGCCGCTCATAGTTTTGGAGTGAAGAACTGTCTCAGTCTCCATGCAGAAGGCATAGCTAAGATAAGCCTCCTCGTTTTTCTTGCTGTAGTCACGGCAAACGACCTCAAGCACGGTAGTTGTGCGCTCCATACCCATCTGACGGGTTACTTTTTCGTCAAAGGTAGAGTTTGGGTACATCAATGACAGGTGGTCGAACTTTACATTCTTACGCTCACGGTAAACGTGGTCAATCTTGTCATCGGGGCCAGTATCCAACACCACATGAGGCAAAGGAATGGCAGAGAAGTTGACCGGATTGCGGGCATCACCTTCTTCAACGCACAAAACACCTGTACCTACGGCCAAGTCCATAAATGATTCATGTACCTCTTGGCTAAAGTTAGAGTTTTGCAGGATTTCAAACACGTACTCGGTAACTTCATCAAGCTCGTTGTCTACCTTCTCACGCTGCTCAGGCGGAACCTCGCTGCCGGACATAAGGTCAGCCCATCGTGCGAAGTTAGGAACAAGCCCAGACTGCAAGCGACTAGCAAACTCTTGAACGCCGACAACAGCGGTCTCGTCAAAGATTTTGTCATCCCGACGCTGGCCTGCGGTCTCTGCGTAGAAGCTTTCCCGCTGAGGAAGCGCGTATTCATAACACTCCTCAAACAGTGGAATCCAATTCTCACGAAAGGTCTTAGCTTTCTCGTATTTCTTGAGGTACTGCTTTGCAATCTTTTCCATTAGCCGAACCGACCCAAGAATCCGCCGCCAGAGGACGAGCTAAATAGTGAACGGCGACCTCGGCCACCGCGTGTGCCAGTCTTAATGGTTCGCTCACTTAGCGCCTCGCTAATATTGTCGCGCTTCTTTTCTGACTTCTTCACGACCTCATCGTTCTTTGCAACGTCAGCCTCGATGCGATCACTTGCGGCCGAAGCTGCTGGTGTTGGCGCTGGCGCTGGCGCTGGCGCTGGTGTTACGGCGGCTGGGGCTGCGGCTTTCTTCTTCTTACGTCCACACATCTTATTCTCCTTTGATTTACCACTCGGTTGCATGATATGTGGAAAACCACAATGCACAATTCACATTCGGGACCATAACCCTTGCTTGCGCTTGGGCCTAGCGCTCCGATTGAATACATTAAAGTCGCTCTTGGCTACGGTAGCGCTAGCTGGCTTCTGGCTATTCATTAACGCACGTCCCTCACCCGCACCAAGCATCATGTACTGAAGTGCATCGTGAACGTGGGAAAACATATTCTTGTCTGGCTTGTCAGCGTACCGCTCGCCGGAAACTTCCATGCGCCGA